TGGAGGCGGAATTCGAGAGAGATCTCGCCCGTCTTCACATCCTCGTTCCGCAAAGAGGAATAGCAGTTTATCTGCTAGACCTCCCTGCGGCGGGCAAGCACTTCGATAAGTGTCTTGCTGCTGGCGAGTACAAGCTGTCAGGACTCCCTCTAACAAGAAGGTTTTCTGGCAGGACAGTGATCCCGAAGTTTCTTCGGGGACTCTATCTACTCGTTTTCTACGAGGATGGTCGTCTGAGGGAAGATTATGACATCCAAGCCATTTTCTTCATTCGGCAAATTCTATTTGCCGCGAAGAAGGCCTCGATCGCTTGTAGCGATGACAAAGTTGAGAGAGAAATCCTCGACTTTGTTGATGTTGATAAGGAACTACCAGAGCTCGATGAGTTCTGGCTTCCGGGTTCTTCTACTTCGTGTTCTACGGAGATTTACCATGGATTTAGTAAATCAACGCTTTACACGGAGCGAGTTGAATCTTCGCCTGCGTGTGAACGCGGACGATTATCAGCCTTCCTTGCAAGACTTGACGTCGTGTCAGGTCTTGTTACTTCCGCGCTCGGATCTTACGATCCGGATGATTGGAAGTTCAGACACGGACCAGGTGCTATTTCAGAGGTCACTGGGCCGACCAACAAGTACAGTTGGTCTAACTGGTCAGATACTCTGGAGCGCGAATACCCAATTGCCAACTATGGTTACCATAGCTATAGCAGTTGGGCCCGTGACATACACCGTCTCGAGGGTCTTGGTTCGTCAGAACCTTACTCTCGATTGGTGGCTGTACCGAAGTCCTACTCGAAACCGCGGCTTATCGCCGCGGAGCCGAGCGCACATCAGTGGTGCCAGCAAAATATATGGCACTACATGCGCGAGCGAAGCATGGGATCCTGGATTAGTTTCTTTGTTCGTTTCGACGATCAAAGTCTTAATCAGGACCTGTGTCGACTTGGGTCTTCTAACGGTTTGCTCTCTACAGTCGATTTATCGGCTGCGAGCGATCGCGTTACCTGCCACGCTGTCGGGCAACTTTTTCGCAGTAATGCGAAATTGCTACGTTGCCTTAAGGCATGCAGGACCCATAGGGTTCGGCAAACTCTTACGCGTCATGCGCCGGAGTTTGTAGAACTGAGAAAATTCTCAACTATGGGAAGCGCCTGTACTTTTCCTGTTGAGTCGCTAATGTTCATGTCAATCGCAATTGCCTGCGTACTTACCGTACGTAAGCAACCGGTTAACAAGAGCACAATCGCGGCTCTCCGAGGAGAAGTAGCCGTCTTTGGGGACGATATCATCGTCCCCTCTGACAGTCGGGAGCTTTTGTTCGAGGCCCTTGAGGTGTTACACTTCAAGGTCAATGTACAGAAGTCTTTCTGGACTGGGATGTTCAGAGAGTCTTGTGGGATTGACGCCTTTGCCGGGATTAACGTTACCCCGGTCTATTGGAAGGCCCCGAACGACGGCAAACCAGCATCTCTAGATTCGACGGTTGAGGTGAGCAACAACTTCTATAAGAAGTGGCTGCTTAACACCTCTGCTGTTGTTTCGTCGACGTTACCAAGGGATATACCCAAGGTAGGAATGAGATGCGGTGCCTTCGGTCTGAAGTCTCGTACCAGCCAACTTGACAATGACTTACCAAGTCGTTGGAACGAGAAGCTGCAACGAGTCGAGTTCAAGCTGTGCGCCAAAATAACGCGCCAGCATAGAA